ACCTAGAGCAAGCTATCAAGGTGCGTGAAATCGGTGGTGGGCGAGGGCAGTTTGGACAATTCGAGCGAAAAAGCCTTGAGGTCTACATCGACGGCGATATGCCCGTGCCAGAGCGACCAGGCAAATTCGTCGGTGATTACGCCTGGGAAGCGCATCAACACATCACGCCATACGGTTTTAAGAAGCTCGGCATCTGGTCTCAAGCCAAGCAAGATTCGCAAAGTGAGGTAGTCGGGGGTGGCTTTATGGAGCGCGCAGCCGACAAAGTCAGTGAGCGCATGATGAACCGTTTGATTGAAGTAGCCAAAGACAACCTGTAAAGCTGGACTTTTGGGTGCTTTTGTGCTATAGTCGCGGCCACGCGCGTAAGTCACGACCGACTTATTTAACACCCTTTGCAAAGGAGCATTGAATGTCATCTAGTACAAAAAACGTAAAACTGGGCGTTTGCCAAGTTTTCTTCGACGGCGTTGATCTGGGCTACACCCAGGGCGGCGTTGAAGTTCAAGTGAAAACCGACACCCACAAAGTGAACGTCGATCAGTTCGGTAAGACCACGATCAACGAATACATCATGGGTCGCGACGTTATGGCTAAGGTTCCCCTGGCTGAAACGACTCTCGAAAACATGGTTGCCATTATGCCTGGCGCTACCCTGACAACTGTCGGCGGTGCTGTGGCTAGTGGTTCGATCACTGTGGGTTCTGTCGTGGCGAACGACACCATCGTTGTGAACGGCAAGACCATCACTTTCAAAACGACAGCTACCGCTGCCGACGAAGTGACCATCGGTGGTTCTGTGGCCGCTACTGCCGCTAACCTCGCTGCTGTTCTGAGCGCCTCCACAAGCCCTGCTTTGGCCGCCGCAACATACAGCGCATCTGGCGCCATCGTGACTGTGACCTACGGCTCTGCCTTGGTGTTCGGCACAACTGGTGAGAAGACTGCCGCTGGTAACGCTTTCACTCTGGGCGCAGGCACTGCCGGCACCAAGGTGACTCTGTCTGGCGCTACTCTGACTGGCGGTATCGACCCAACCAGCAAGTACGTGACCGTGACTAACGGCGTGGGTACTGACCTGTTGGCAATCGCCAAAGAGCTGCGTCTGCACCCAGTTGGCAAAGCTGCTGATGACAAGTCTGAAGACTTCTTCATTCCTCTGGCCGCTACCTCCGGTGCGCTCCAGTTTGCTTACAAGCTGGAAAACGAGCGTATCTACAACGTGGAATTTAACGGCTACCCAGACTCTGCCAACGGCGGTCGTCTGTTCGCAGTCGGCGGTTACTAAACCACGCTCAATAAAGTCTGTCACAACTGACTGACTTTGTTGTAGAATGAAGCCTCGCCTCGTGCGGGGCTTTTTCATTAGAGGAACACAAGGAGTAAACATGGCAAAAATCTTAAACCTGGACACACTGAGCGCAAAAGAAACTCGCGAAGTGCAAATCGGTGGCAAGACATATCCGATCAAAGAAATGTCCGTGGAAGATTTCATCGAAACAACGCGCACTGCTGAACAGATGGAGACTGAAAGCAGCTACGCAAAACAAATTCAGGAAACGATTCGCCTCATCAAGCGTTCGATTCCTGAGATTGAAGAGACTGTCCTGATGGGTCTATCGCTCGAACAACTGCGCGGCTTGACTGCGTTCATTCGCGGCGCCGACCCAGAGAAGATCATCGAAGCTGAACAAGCGGCGGTGAACGAGGGAAACGCTTAAAGGGCTTGCCAGCGCAGGAAGTCGATTTCGCCTTCCTGTTTTGTCGAGTCAGTCACTTTTACGCAATGTCTTATTGGGATGTTCTTCGGATGCCCATGAAGACGTTCTGGATGATGAGTGAGAATGTTCGTCGCATTCAAGCCCAAAACGACATGCGCGCCATGTCGGTCGCGATAACCTCGCAGGGCGGTGAAGCGTTCAAAGAACATCACGAAAGACTTGTCATCGAGCTTGGAGATGTGGTGAAGGAGCCGGTCGTCCCAGACGCCGTGCGTGACGAGGAGGGGTTTAAGGAATTGAAGATGTTGGCTGCGGCCATGATGTAAAAAGGAACGCTCATGCTAGGCGGTGAAATCAAAGTCGTAATGACGCTGGACGACAAAGACTTCTCGATCAAAACGGTCAAGAATAATCAAGTGTTGTCCGAAATGAAGCGGAGTATGGAACAGACCGCAGTGTCTGCCCGTAACCTCGAAACTCACTTCACCTCGCTCGGCAAAAAGTTCCACGATACAGTCTTCACCATGTCGCTGTTGCGCTTCGCAATGGCTGACCTGAACGACGTATTCCTTGCCTTCCCCAAGGCCGTTCTCAAGACCTCTGGCGAGATTGAACGTCTCACCAAACTCATGGAAGGTCTCAGCGCCGAGACAGACGACTACAAGCGTAAAGCTGAAGCGGCTGCCGGCGTCAAGTTCGTTTTCAACCTGGCGCAGAATGCGCCATTTGAGGTTAAAGCCCTGACAGATTCGTTCGTCAAGTTGAAGACCGCCGGTCTCGACCCAACGGACGGTAAGCTCCAGGCACTCACAAACTCCATCGCTAAGTTCGGTGGCACATCGGACATTATGCACCGCGCTTCCATCGCTATTCAACAGATGGCAGGTAAGGGCGTAATCTCGATGGAAGAATTGCGTCAGCAGTTGGGTGAAGCAATGCCTAATGCGATGCAGTTAATGTCTGAAGGTCTTGGCTTGTCTGTCGCTGATCTGGCAAAGAAAGTTGGTCAGGGCGTTGTCGATGCACAGCAAGGTCTGTCCAAGATGTTCTTCCAGATGGAGATGCAGAACGCTGGCTACGCTAAAGACATGATGGACACTTGGAACGGGCAAATTGAAAAGCTCAAGACCAAGTGGGAAATGTTTAAGGTTGAAGTCGGCAAGACAGGTGGCTTCGAAGCCGCACGTCAAGAACTGAAGAAGATCATCGACGCCTTCGACACCACAACGGCTGAATCGTGGGCGAACAAGCTCGGCAATCTGCTGGAAGACTTGGTTCGCATCTTCGCGACCGTCAAGGACTTCATCGTCAAATACTCTGACGAGATTCAGGCTGCAATCACGGCGCTGCTGGTATCCAAAGTTGCCAGCATGGTCGCCCCATTCAAATCAGGAGCTGACGGCATCATCGCTGCCTTCGCAACAGCCCGTGCAGCGGCGCGTGACAACCTGATTCAAGAACAAGAAGACGTGAAGCGCATGGAGGCTATCAAAGCCAACGAACTGCGCTTCCGTATCGAAGCAAACGAAAAG